CGGGGCTGCGCGATTATCCCGGCGTCGGATTCTGGCCGTTGGCCGCAAGTACCATAACGTTCGTCGAATTATGCGTACCTATATATAAATCAATGACTTACGTAGCTTCACAGTTTTCGCGGCGTGTGGCCGCTGTCTTCAATCACCGTCACTCGCACGCCCTGGTCGGCTGGCATTCTCGCACTCGGGCTTTGCACAACGGGAACTGAACCCGAAACAGGAATGCCACTGGCGACGGCTCGTCGCTCTGCACCGAGCCGCTCCGCGCCGCCGCCTGTGGCTACAGAAGCCCCCAAGCACGTAACGGTACGTTTCTCGCCCTTGTAGATCAATTCAGCCGCACAGGAGCCGCGAGCGTAAATTTCATAGCCCGTTGACGCCATCTCGCGCGAAGTCTGCGTGAACGAATGCTGATCCTTGCTCATTTCAAACACAAAAATTGTCCCGCGGCTCTCAGACGTGATGCTGCCTTTAATGACGATATCAAAATCTGCAAACGGGTCAGACTTCACACCAGCAGGTGGCAAAACTTGCTGAACAGGTACGCGAGCGCGATCCACGTTATCAACTTTATGATTATCTTGAGGAACAGCAGCTTGGCTAACCGAAGTGGATACTTTAGGAGCGCCAAGAGCCAACGGATTAGTGAAGCCAGATGAACTGCTACGGTAGACAGCAAAGCCAACAATAATAAGAAGGACTCCGAAGAGTACAAGTAAGCGAGGTGACGCGAGCGCGTTTTTGCCCGCCATGGTGTCGCGGTGCTGGCCGGTGGCTGTCGAGTCGTAGAGCTTGAAGACTCGCTTATCGATCTTGCGGAGGTTGACGATGTTTGATCCATCGGTAGGCGCCCTATTCTCTTGTGCCGAATGCATCGATTCTTTGTAATCCTTCGTGACAAGCATTTTGACCCACTTGCCCAAAAGCTGAAGGTTGGAGTGCTGATAAGCCGCCTCAGAGGTTTGACGAATGTCATCATGAACATATCTGATGTTGGGCGTCGTCAAAATAACGTCCCAGTTCCAGTGCCGGTGGCGTGTCCAGGCATCAAGAAAGTTCATCGGCCTGTCAGCAGCGTTCGCCGCATCCATGCCACCGGGATAATCGAATTTCTCAAGAGCCTTATCCGACCATTTTTTAGGAAACAGGGTTTGAGCTTCGTCAAAGATCAAAAAGGCGTTTCGTGGAGCCCATTGAAACCAAGTTCTAATCCGGTCCATTCCGGCCTGTGTTTCATGGTTAATATACTGAAGCTCAAAAGAATCAGGCAAATCAGGAAAGACTTCATGAAAACGCTCACTGGACATGCCTCGAATATTGGTAATGATCAAACGACCGTCTTTAGCGGCAGGCACCGCATCATCCCAAACAGCGCCGGACGTTTTGTAAGACCCGTTAGGCCCGTGGTGAATTTTAATAGCCATTAGTTGGCACCTGCACCGGGGATGAACTTCATCGCCCAACGAGTCGGAATCGCGGAGAAAATAAGCGTCAAGCCTTGAGGGATATTGAAAAACGACAAAGTAGACTGTATATCACCGGGAATTGAAGACCATGCCGACTTAACCAACTGAGTAATGCCCGTCTCTTGCAATATCTCCTGAACAACATTGTATGCCACATCAAGCATCAATATTTTAAACTCAAGAAACGAGTAAACCAACATCTTTGTAACCACGACAAGAAGCTGTTTTAAGAGGTCATAAATACCATTATCCATGAACTCCCAAACAGCCTGAAAAAAGGTATTGGCGCTATCAAACCAGTGTGCAATCCATGAAAGATCCATAAATAACCTCAGACGAAAACAATCATTAATGCCGTGGCGGCACATAAAAAAAGAATAGCTTGCGCAAGCCAACTTAGCGAACCTGCATACTGATCCATGCAGAAACTAATGCTTTTCCCAAGAACGGTAACCGACGGCGGACAAAACAACTTCCCTCCTCCGCCGCCTAAATCAATGTCACCCATAGGCTGAAAAGAGTTTTTTAACTTATCAAGACCGTCTTTAAAGTCGCCCTTGGCATCTTTAATTTTCTGATCCCATTCATTACCCCAATCGTCCATGTTGCCGTGTTTAGGCTCAGTGAGCGTTGTAGTAGACGGCGATCCACTACCACCCTCCCCGTTACCAGTGCCGGTGCCGGTGCCGGTGCCGGTGCCGGTGCCAGTTCCAGAACCTGTACCTGTACCAGAGCCGCCAGAACCCGTGCCGGTGCCAGTTCCACCAGAGCCCGTGCCTGTACCGGTATTGCCTGACCCAGAACCCGTGCCCGAGCCTGTACCCGTCCCAGTGCCCGTTCCAGAGTTGCCAGAACCCGTGCCCGTACCGGAACTGCCAGAACCCGTGCCAGAGCCTGTATTGCCTGATCCAGAGCCACCGGAACCGCCAGACGAACCACCTGAGCTTCCACCAGAACCACCCGACGAACCGCCCGTACTACCTGAGCCGGAATCACCGGAACCAGTGCCACCCGCATCACCAGTACCCGTACCGCCTGTGCCGGTATCGCCGGTATTACCAGAGCCAGTGCCGGTGCCGGTGCCAGTGCCAGTGCCAGTGCCAGTGCCAGGATTAGAAGGCGTTATAGCAGGTGGTGCCGTATAAACATCACCAGTAATCATAATATTAGAACTACAATCAAACTTACCAGAAGCATTAGGCTTACAAATGGCGCCAGAACCCATAGTAGTAGCGCAACCACCACCTTCATCGCCATAAGAAGGTGCAGCAGGAATACCAGAACCGGACTGTTGCCAATTATAGTTAGAAACGGTAATACCCTTTGCAGCCATGCAACGATCAGCTAACGGCGCTAAGCACTTAGTGCCTGCACTGTTCATAGTAGTGCCAACCGGACAAGAAAAAGGCTGCTTAAGCCCACCTGAAAAACTCATCGGAGACCCATCAACAGTGCTAGTGCCTGTACACATAACATGATCACCATCTAAACTAGCACCTGAATAAATCATTTTTAGACCAGCATAATAGTCGTCAGGAAATGTACTGCAAACCTCAGACGCACTAGCGTAATGACCACCAGTAGCCGAACTAAAAAACGGCAAAGTGTCCGCAAAAGAAAAACTAGAAAATAGGGAAAGCAGCAAAATTAAATAATTAATTACGCCCATTCGAACAACTCCGGACATAAAAAAGCCCCCGTAAACGAGGGCTGAGGTTAGAGATATTCAGCGCACCGGATACCGCTAACCAGTGCGCTGGCCATGATGATCCCAGCCAGCGCGGACCAGATCACAGCTCGTCAGACCTTGCGGACGAGGGCGATAATGATGCCCACGACGCAGAGCGCCGCAACGCAGGCGACCACAGCCGTTCCGACAGAAGACCCTTGACTCTGTGCACCAGAGATTGCCGCAACAGCGCCGCTAGACATGTCATCAGCGGCAAACGTAACGCTTGCGCCCAGGGCGGCAAAAGAACCGGCAGCACCAACCGCCAATTTGCGGAAAGAAGGAACGGCCACAAACTTCTGGATCGACTTTTTCATGTTAAACACCTCGACGCATTTTGCGTAATTGAGAAATGATAATGCCAACTGCAAAACCAACAGCGAACAACCCTAATGTGCCCTCGAAAAAGGTCATGAAAGCGCCGCTATCAAAACCACCGTTTACAACAAGCTCAAGTTGAGCCTGTTGCTCTGGTGTTACTACGTAAGTTTCCGTCCATGCCTGTACATCACACGACACAACGCCAGACGAAGAAGTCGAGAATTGCGAACAGACCAATACAGACTGGGAGGACACTTACTTACGCTCCTACTTTAGCTTGCTGGGGAGCAGGAGAAGACTGAACAGATGTCTGTTCAGAAATACGCAACGGAATACCGGCGAGCTGAAAACCCAGCTCTTTATATTTCTCGTTATAGTTAACCGTTACAGGCGCATAAACTTCAACACCCTTGAGCGCACGGTAAGCATTATGCAAACCGCCTTTAGCAGCCTCACCAAAAACGCCAAGTTCAAAAAGCGTAGTTTCGATAAAGCCATTCCGATTAAGCGACTGAGCTTGAATAGCCACAAGGTGCCAGGGTTTTTCGGGCGTGCCTTTATCAGCAACACCAATGACGCTACCTTTAAGAATCAACATATCAATTACCTTTACCAGTTGGGTGAAATGCCCAGCCGGGCACAATTACATCAGAACGACGTCTGAAAGTTAAAAATTCGCGCTTGAAGTGCTGGCGCTTAACTTGCTCATCCGATACAGCCTGTAGAAACAAACGCATAAGCGAGTTAGCGAAAGCGACACTGTCAATATTGCCAGAATCATAATCAGCAAGTTGGTTCTCCACACAAAAACGAAGGTGCTGATAAGTTAACTTATCCATGAATGTAACCAAAAGTAAAATAGGCCGAGAAAACGCCTAAAGCGCAAAGATAGAAAAATACAAAAAAATCCTCAAGATTAAACATATCAAAACCCCATCCATTCAGCAAAAGACAAGGTTCCAACTTCCTCGCGCTCTTTAAACCATTGGCGCTCAGGTTTAATGCCTTGTTCTTTGCGAACCTCAACGGCTTTGAGAGTATCTGCAACAAGATCAACCAGCACGGGAGCCATAAAGGATTTTACACGCTGTTGTTGCTCAAGGCGAAGGCGCTGACCTTGAGTAAGTTGCACACCCTGAAAACTTACAGTTCTCATGCTGCCACCGATTGCAGATGATTAACGCGCTTGTACCAACTCGGAATTGCGAGTGTAGACTTTGTAACTTCACGACACTGACGGACAAAGACAGGGGCAAAGCGTGAGGTATCGCAGGCGTTGCGGATGTTGACACCGATACGATTAAGGCGGGCCGCATGCTCTTGAACTTGACGCTTTGAAAAATCAAAGGATTGTCCATGCATCCATTGGATTGCATACATTGCTGTAGTGTTAGCTGCGCGGGTGGTGTCGCAGATACCCTCTGCGATAAGCTGTTCACTGATGCTCACAATATCCATGGCTGTAACCTTTAGTTTTTCATCTACGCACAAAAACTCGTCGTGGAGTTCGTTAAAACGGCTCTCTTTAAATAAACCCCAATAGCACAGGGCTTCACGCTGTAATAGTTCGCTTTTAAGCTCTTGTTCCATTCGGACCACGCCTTGATCGGCGCAGTAGTCGCGAACTTGTCTCACATAATTAAATTCGGGTGAATCTTCGCCAAAAAGACGCTTAATTTTCGGCAGACAGTTCTGATCCATTTCAAACGATTTGTCATACGCTTTACGGTACTGGAGACGCCCGCCTTTGCCGTTACCTTTCGGCGTCCAAGTGACGGTTCGACCATTCGGATAGAGAAAACCAATACTATGTCCAATACGCTGACTGGAAACACCACGCAAATACGAAACAACATTGCCAGAACCAACAGCTACGTTAGTAGTCAGATCGATCCGTTCAATTTTTGCCCCATCTGATACGCGGTCACCAGACTTTGCACCAGAAGTACCAGCGCGAATATCAAGTCGGGTACAACGAGTAAAACCGGGCAAGCCATATTCACGAAGCAACGAGTTATAAACAGAAATGCATTGCTCAACTGTCGAATAACCAAATAGGTTATCTAAACGCCCTACCCGGCTGGGATTGCCCTCTACCCGTATCTTGCGACCCTGAACAGAAATTGTGACGGACGTGGAAAAACTAGCCTCATGCTTGAAACGCGGCTGGCGAGTGCTCAAAACCTCATCGGTGTGAGCATCAATTGTCAGCGTAAAAATGTCGCACACGATGGGAAGATCGTGATCGTGTTCCTGGGAGACAGTGAGCCAATCGATGAACATTCCCTATTCCTGAGCTTCTAAGAAATTAGATTCAGTCGAGAAATTAGTTTCTTAGATTCTCAATGTCAAGGTATTGAGAAAAAAAGTCTAGAATCAGGGCGATTGACAACAAGGAAAAAGACGATGCCGACAAAGCACATCGACGACGAGACATGGCGAAAAGTGGAACGGGAGGCCGTGAAGGCGACAATCGCCACAAAAAAGTCAATCAAGGAAACTGAGATGCTTAAGTGGCTGATTCTTAAAGGATTAGAGGAAATCACCGAGGATGACTTTGAAAAGATGGTGAAGCGGAAGGACTAAATCGAAGTGATCGAAATCGCGGGA